TGCCGACTAGCGAAAGTCGGCTCCAAGACGGATTTTTGATCCATCAAGGGGTGTCCTGTTTCAGACACTCAGGGGGGGTTTAAATAATATTTGAACCTCCTTTGCAGGTAAGTCTCGTACAGTTCGCAGGGTTCCCGTGGACTGAGTCCTCACCACTACGTAAATGTGGCACCATCCGGATCGTAACTCCAAGACTCCCAACAAGGTTGGCAGGCTCAGAGCCGCAACTTAAAGCATGACAAATGTGTACATGCGCCTTCGTTGCACTCACGTACGATGCTATCCCTCCCGAATTGTACCGGATCTCGGCCCCAAAAGGATCGTCAACTAATCTCCCTTGAAAAAGGAGGTCAGCCTAGATTAACTTCTGGTCCTCGATAAGATACGGAACCCAGTTCCCGAAATCGGCCATTTTGACAGATGGCAGAGACGCCGAAACCTTCGAGAAGTTTGGCATAGGTTGCTATATTCCTCTTACGAGGTAACAATCTACAGGAGATCGGCCCTAAAGGGTATTAAGCTATATTCCTCTAATGAGGTATCTTAATATTCCGATAAGGATATCCAATTCGCTGATATAACAATCAGAAAAGACGCCGAAGCGCCTTCTCGTAAGAGTATACAGTTCCTACGGATAGTGTCATGAGGTAAGGTTAAAACCTAGAAGCCTCTGTGGGAATCCCTAGTTGGACCTAATATAGGTCCTAGACCAGAATTTGGAACCAAATTGCTAGATCTACCCATCCCTCACGGGAAAAGGATCTTCTAATAGTTGTAAAACTACTAGGAGACGTGGCTTGGGGCAAGTCATTAACTCTTTTGGATCCTCAGCATTCTGCTCCAGGACTTATAAATGAATGGAACTACTATTCCTTAACCAGCTAAAGCTGGGTGGGAGTAGTCAGGCAGTACCCGCATGAACCATTTTGGTCTGAGTTAGCGCTGTGTATGAAGACTTTAGTCTCCAACAAAGGCAACCACAAACTATAGGTCAAGACGGAGTAACCTTGTAGGTAAAGATCGCGGCGGTTTGGAGGGATGTTAGATGATCGCAAGTCTGACTGAATTCTGACCGGTGTTTCTCCGGACACAATGGACAGACCTGCTCCCGGCTAACGCCGAAAGAGAAGTCTTCACGGAGTTCTAGTACAACTTAATGCAAATTTTGTTTTACACAAGTGTACCAGGTCCGCAAGGACCTTTCTGTTCGTATCCCTTTACACTCTTCCGCAGCTATAGTGCTGGACCAAAGTATGATGTGAATGGTGTTGAGCTTACACGGGAGTCAATCCTGTCGCTCGACCCGGCACAGAGGACTATTGCCCACTGGCTGGTCTTAGTAGATTGGGATCTACAGCGTCAGCGGCCATACGTGATCATAGATCCGTACGACCCGACTGGCCTCCTGTACCTCAATTCTGCCGAGTACTTAGTACAGGCGAGAACCTTGGCCTCATCCAACGTGCCCTTCATTGTAGTTGCCCGTCCTGGAACTGTTAAACCAGTTCCAACCAAAACTCCCCCCCTAGGGGAGGGACGGATTGGTTGTACTGATGCTATATACGGCTCTTCAAACGGTAGGAACTACCGTCGGATCGGTCGTATACAGCGCCACATACCAGAGAACCTAGGTTCTCAGGAAGAGTTCCGTACTGGCTACTCCCAGGCCACTTGGAGTGAATTCTCTGATCTACGAAAGTGGATTCAGAAGAATGTCACTTGGGGCGAAGGAGGGACGGTCAGGGTCAATGATGGAAACATCATGGGACTGCTAGTTATGTGGGCTCGAGAGATCCTGCATTTTCTAGATGCCAAGAGTCCGGGACGCCGTATCGAGCAGTTAACACCGCTCATACGACACCTCCAAACTCTCCTACGCCATAATGGCCCAGGCTACACCATACAAAGACTTAAGATTTCACTCTTTTGTCTTTATTCGTATGTTGCAGGGGCACCTGTATCTACGGATCAACTCGCCGAGCTCGGGCACCGGGTCCGGTTGCGCGGAGGCCTCCCCTATTTCCTTGATCGATCTCTTCGAGAATCGTTACGGGTTGGAGCACCGAATACAATTCGGTTCTGTGCATCTCTTTTGAATACCTATAAGGTGTTCTGGGAGAAACACGGACCATCCCCTCTAACGACTATCGAGGCGAAACCTTTCAAAGGAGATATTGGAGACTTCTCTGAGTTCGTAACTTCGGGCGATGGGTTTTATGGGCTGTGGGGTGACCATATTGGAAAACTACTCCCTGGCTGGGAGTACCAAACCTCTATGGGCTACCTTATAGCTAGTGCAGGAGCTAATAGCTCCTGTGCTATGTCCTCCATTTATCTTGATTCACTTGCTTGGGAAAATGCCGGAAGGCATCTACCTCGTGAGTGGTTCGAGAAAATGGGTGATACCAAAGCACTCACCTTCCTTAGCGACGTAACTTCAGAGGCCTCTGAGTGGTGGAATAACGTCAACAACGCGCCGAATAATATTCCTAATATCGCTTACGACAAGTATGATGAGCATTCTCGGATTTCTCCGACTTTTCTCAGATTACTTGGTAAGATCGAGGGTGATCCGGAATACTCAACTAGGCCCTCAGACTCTTATTTAGAGAATTTGTGGTCCATAGTGAGAGGTTCCGGTCCCGATTGGTCATTCTATCGAACGACTAAAGAGGCCTTCCTCGATGGCTTCTATGCCAGTTTACAGCATAGGGTCCGTATAGGGATACATCCGACGCGTATGACGCATTCCACCCCTCTAACGGGTCGCCTTCACTCAATTCCTGAGCCTGCGGGGAAAGTAAGGGTAGTTGCCATTTGTGATTATTTTACTCAGATAGGTTTAAAACCCGTTCATGAGTATTTATTCAAATTGCTTAAACGCAATACAAATGACGCTACTTTCGGGCAAAATGAGGCTGTAGACCAGTTTGCTTCTAAGGGATACAAGGAAATCTTTTCCTATGATCTCAAAGCGGCAACCGATCTGATTCCTACTGCGCTCTATTCGGAGGTTTTAAC